ATGATTGAGTAGCAATTCCATTATAAAAACCACCAGATTTTGCTAACCATGCTTCTGAACTAAACATCTAATCACCCAAAGTTAAGTTGTGGAGTACCAAGTAATACTGACCCAGATGCCTTAATTACATATGGAACTACATCATATTGATTATTAGTTGCCGACAATCCTAAACTAGATGCACCACCTGCACCTGCTGTTTCATAATGACCATGCAAACTTACACTCCCTGCACCACTACTACTAGGTTGAATAAAAATAATAACCCCAGTTTGACCAACATTTCCATCTTCTGTAGTTGGTTCTGCTAGACTTTGTGAGCCACTTGCCAAAGTAACAATAAAGTTTTGGTATGTGTCAAAGTTTAAAACTCCACTAACACTCGCTAAAGTTGCACTAAATGTTGATGGAATTTGTGATTTTGTAAATGTGTTTTGAACAGAAGTTAAAAAAGGTGTTACAAAAGCTAGGTTTCCAGAACCATCAGTTTTTAAGACTTGGTTTGCACTTCCATCTGCTGTTGGGTGGCTTAATCCATCTAATATAACTTTTCCAGAACCATTAGGTGTTATTGCTATATTTCCATTTGATGCACTTACTATTGCATTTCCATTTACATCTAAAGAACCACCTAATTGTGGACTTGTATCACCTACAACGTCTGTTGCTGAATCTGATATATTTACTGTATTTGCAGAAACATTAAATGTAGCAAATGTAATATCATCATTTCCATCATAAAATTTTAAAATGGGTGCAGATGCAGTAGAATAATCCAACCAAAACATACCTTGTTCTGCATAGGCAGGTCTTGTAGAAGATGCGATTGCATGGTTTTGTTTAATGGCATCTAAAACTACATTTAAATCACTTCTAAATGCAGGGAATGATTGGTTAGCTATAGCTAAATCGGTTGGTAAACTTGGTAAGGTCATAATTATTTATACTCCTATTAAAATCCCTTTGCAATAAAATCGAAAGTTTTTGAAACTCCAGAATTAGAACTATTTAAAAAGGCAACATTAAAACCATTTATTGTTTTATTTGAAACTGTAAAATAATCGCCAGTTGCCATTGATTGTCCAGTTATTCCTAAAGCATAATTACCACTTTTGAATGGATTTGTAAATGTAACAGATTTAGTTGATGTTCCAGAAACTATATCATTACCACTAAATATTCTATCTTTCATATCTATGCTTACTGTTACTGCCGAAATTACTGGTGTTGTTGCTAAATCTCTTGAAATTAAAACAACTCTAAATTTAAAATATCTTGCTTCATATTCCCCAATAACAAAGTTTCTAAAATCTGTGTATGTACTATTATCATCACTTGTAGCTACTTCAATATGAGCATTTTGATTTACTGGTGCATCTCCATCAAAATTAGAACTAGCATCTTCAAAATTACCAGTTCTATTATCAAACAAATCATCTGGGTTGTTTGCTGATTGATCTAATGAACCAGATACAGTAACAGTATGTTTTGCACCTATATCTACAACATCTGTAAATAAATATTCACCAGTTGCAAAAAAATCTGCGTTACTTGCACCAGAATCAAAAAATCTATCTTCGTTTGCATCAAATAAACCAGTAGCACTTTCAAATTGTTCTGATGAATCTAATTCTATTGAACCATCTACTAAAACTGTGTTTGTAAAAGTACCACCAAAAGTTGGGTGTTCTGATTGTGTTGCGACTGAATTGAAATTTAAAGCAGTTGTAACATTTGAAATTATAGCAGTTGCATTTGAACTTACATTATTATTTTTATCTACTGCTTTAATTAAATATGTACCTTTTCTTGATTGTACTGTAATTGATGTAGCAGGTCTTGAAACTCTTTCAACTAAAGCAACACTATTCAACCAATCTGCTGTCCCATCTGTTTTTTCTGAAAATCTAATGTTATAAAAAGATAAATCTAAGTCTGGTACAGTTTCCCAAGACAAATGTGCATCTTCTCCAGAAATATTACATGAAAAATCCGTTACATCACTTGGGGGTGCATTTTCTCCTACAATAGTTCTTGATGCTGAAACATAGGTTGATGAAACACCTAAACTATTTATTGCTTTTACTCTCACATTATAAATTAATCCATCTTTAACATTCAGCACTCTATGAATTAATCCAGAACCTTGAGCATATATTATAAAATCCGATTCTGTGCTTAATTTGTATTCTACTTGATAAAAATCAACAAATTTATCTGTACTTGCTCCAATTAAAACATCTAAAGCAACTATAACTGTTCCTGCATTATATTCTATTAATTGATCTGTTAAAGTAACACTTGCAGGGGGTTGTACTGTAAAAGGATTCGGTAAATTTGTATCTGGTATTGATGCAACAGCTTGTTGAGTGCCAAAAGCATAAAAACTATCTTGATGTTCTGATAATTGTAAACTAACTGTATGGTCTGAATTAAGGGTTAAATTTTGCACTCTAAAAGGTTTTGCAGAAAAACTTGGTGTTGCATGAGTTATATTAACAATATCCCCAATAGATAAATCTAGTGCTGTGGCATCTGATTTTATAGAAACATCTAAACTAGACCTAGACCTCCTTAAAATAATTTCTGCCATCTCTTGGGCTTGATATGGGCTTGTAAACATAGAAAAATCAAACCTACCCTCTAAGAGTAAACCACCATCTGCTGTTTTCATTGTTGAATGTTGATCTGCACTACTTATTCCAGTTTCATCTACTGGTGGGAATTGTGCTGTATCGGATTGATAATCTTTATCTGGGTTAATAAAATTTACAATAACTCTATTATATCTTGAATTTTTACTTTTACTTGAAACTGATATGCCACCAATAATATTATCTTCTGTTAATGTAATTGATGCCGAACCAGTAGTTTCAACTAATATATTATATATACCAGATGAAAAGTTTAAATATGACCTTGAACCCCTAACAAATTCTTTTACGTTATCAATAGCTTTTCTTGAGGTATCAATAACAATATGGCTATCCATTAGGTCTATTTCATCTGCACCACTATAAGGGGTAATATTAGCATCACATACATCACTAGCAGTTTGCCAATCAGCAAAGTTACTATCAAAATAACTATTAGCTATTCCCATTCCAAATCTATCGTTTCTTAAATAATCTAATAATTGAAGAATAGGGTTATCAGAATATGCCCATGTAGAACTTGTGTCTTTCCTATGGCTACCAGAGCCACCAGTAACAGTTCCGTCTAAGTTAGGGTTATATACCTTTTTACCTTGAACTATCGCTGTAACACTCGGTAATGAGCCAAACTTATCTTGATTCCATTCAAATCTAATAGCAATATATGCCAAACCCCTTAATCTATGGTTACTTGTCCAAGAAGTTAGGGTAGATAATAAGTTTGATGCACTTTGACTATCAGAACCAAAATGTGGTTCGCAGGTTATTAAACTTGCACCATTATAAAAATTAGCATCATTACTAGCCACAGTTATTTGTGAATTATCTGCAATATCTCCAGACCATGTAACTGTATTATCGTTTATTTGTATTGAGGTAATGTCATTTATTTCGCCCTCACTTAATATAATAGCCATATATAAATATTGATTATCTGTTCCAGATGTTTCTAAAAAAACTACATGACCACCAACTTTTCTTGTTCCATAAACAATAGGAATATGTCCATTTGCAGTAAATTTATTAACTAAAACCCCTCTTGCTTGCTGTTCAGAATTTTGCTGTGAAAAATCTGGTATTTCTGGCATGGGTATTATCCACCCAATAACATCTTCAACAATACCAACAACACCATCAACTATATCTTCAACAACATTTACTATTTCTTCAAATGGATTACACATTAATTTAATCTCCAATTAGAGCCTAAATTTTTAAAACCAAGTTTTTGAAATACTGGGTCTATATGTAAACCAGATGTTACCGATAAATACATTGGTAAACCTTTTGCAACTTTTTTAATTGAATCAACTAAAGCTGTAACTAATTTAAAATTTCTAAAACTTTTCTTAACATAAATTGTATGAATATGAATACATTCACTTTTACTAAACCAATATTCTGTTTTATGAAAAATAGTACAGCCTATAACTTGGTCTAAATCCAAATCTTTTAGTAAAATTACTTTGCCTTTTTGTAATATCGCATTAATAAAGTTTTTTAATTTAGGCTCGTCTACTTCTGGATAATCTAAATCAACTAAATCTTCATCTTTAAAATTTATCAATAAATCACAAATTGTTTGTAAATCTTTCTTTTCAGCTTGATATAAATGTATACTCATACTCTACCCCATTTAATATCTTTTACTGTGAGTGCAGAAAATTCCATACCTTTATCAGCACTAAAGAACCTTTTTTGGGAATTATCGGTGGTTGTCCTGCCACTTGTTTTACTAAAATTTCCCCAATGTGATGTAATTGTTAGAATTAAATTTGCCCTCGTTGTATTATCGGTAATCTTATAATTGTTAATTGTACCATAAAACAATAAAAATGGGTCTGATATTAAAGCTAAATTTGTATCTAAAAACCCTCTATAAATATGAACGTCATCATTTATTATATTTTCATTAAGAACTATAGACACATATGTTTGGTCTACTGCTGATAAACTTATAGATAAACTATTCTTTGAGGGTTTATTTGTTTCACTAACCCCAGTTATACTTTGTAAATGCCCATTAGATAAATAGGTTCTTGATGTTCCAGAAATATCAGATGTTATATCAAAACTTGCATTTGTTAAATATATTGGTGTTGCAAAACCAAAATCTATTAAAACAAC